AATCGCTCGTCTGTTTGGTGTGCCGGCTCGCCTATTGCTGACCGGTGTTGACGGTTCTAGCGACACCTACACCAACTTGACTGATGAGCAGCAGACGTTCTACCGTCACACGCTCATGGCTTACACCAACGCCATCGAAGACGCTCTAAGCCACTGCTTACCGCGTGGAACTTCGGTGCGCTTCAACTACGAGGGTCTCTACAAGGCAGACCAGAAGACTCGCTGGGAAATGTACGACATTGCCACTGGCGGAGTTGCCTGGATGACTCCTGAAGAAGTCCGAGCAAAGGAAGGTCTGTAAATGCAGATTGAAACACGCGAAATCGAGATGCGTCTTGACGAAGAGCAGGGTGTCATTCGTGGCATCGCCGTTCCATACAACGAGCCTGCCAACATCGGCGGAGCTTATGAAGAACGCTTCGCACCGGGTGCTATCCGCTCGGTCGAGGGCGTAAAAATCTATTACGGCCACCAGCACGACGACCTGCCGATTGGCAAAGTTGTTGAGGGTCGCGACACCGAAGACGGTTTCGAGATTGTGGCAAAACTAACCAAGGGCGTTCAGCGCGCAGACGAGACTCTTGCTCTCATGCGTGACGGCGTTCTCAACAGATTCTCGGTTGGCTTCGTGCCTATCGAGCAGAGTGTCGACGGCAACGTTGTAACTCGAACCCTCGTTGACCTAAAAGAGGTTAGCGTGGTCGCGTTCCCTGCTTATGCAGGCGCGGAAATCACCCAAGTTCGCGAGGAACAGGAAACTGAACCGACCGACGACATCCACCAAACAGAAAGTGAGAGTCCAGTGTCTGAAAACACCGAACTCGACGTTCGCGCGATCCAGGATGAACTCGTAGAAGTTCGTCGTCTGGTCGAGGCTGGCGTTGCTCCACAGGCTCCTGTTGCACCTGGCTACATGGCTTACCGTTCATTCGGCGAGTTCGTGCAGGCATTCGCAAAGGGTGAAGCTGCTGCAGTTGAGTTGGCTCGTGCCGCCTCGACCTCTGCAGACACCTACGCTGCTCCAGGCTACCTTGGCTACATCAACAAGCTAATCGAATCAAACCGCCCATCATGGAACGTTTGGTCAAAGGCTGCTCTACCTGCTACCGGCATGACTGTCGAGTACGCAGCGATCACTGCAAACACCCTTGCAGTTGGCGAGCAAGACCCAGAGAACGAGGCTCTATCGTTCGGTAACCTAACCATCGACAACGTCTCGGCTGCGGTCAAGACCTACGGCGGTTACACCACCGTTTCGAAGCAGGCTGTTCTTCGCGGTTCGGTCGACTACGTGGGAATCGTTTTCGATGCCCTAGCAGTTGCCTACGCTAACGCAACCAACACTGCTGCCAAGGCTGCAATCGCTGCTCTTGACTTCACTGGCAAGGTCATGGACTTGGACGGTGGCACTGCTGCTTCTGTCATCGAGGGTCTAATCGACGGTGTCAAGTACATCAAGGCAAACAGCGGTCTGAACGCAGAGTTTATCCTCTGCTCGGCTGACGCTTACAAGTACTTCATGAAGATTGCCGACTCGTCTGGCCGTCCAATCGTGAACGTCAACCGCGATGGTGCTAACACCTTTGCAACCGCTAACAACGACCTCACCGGCTCAATCTGGGGCATCCCAGTTGTTGTCGACCCAACCCTAGGAACCGGTCTTGCTTACCTAGCGAACAGCCGTGCTCTTCAGGTTGTTGAGGCTAGCGGTTCAGGTACTCGCCTATCGGCTCAGGATGTTTCGACTCTGACTGACACGCTATCTCTGTACGGTTTCGCAGCTATCACTGTTCCGTTCGAGTCTGCAATCGTCAAGCTCGACGTAACCGCCTAAGGAATAAACCAATGGCTGTGACGCTCCAAGAGTTCAAAGATTACGTTGGCACTAAGGACACTTCTGACTTCCCTCAGGAGTGCCTGAACGCTGGACACGCCGAAGTTACGCTCATGATTGGTACGGCAACTAACGTGCCGTCTTCGATTCATGACGTTTGCGTTCTGCAAGTAGCCTCTGAACATTGGAACCGTCGCAACGCTCCAAGCGGTATCGCTCAGTTCGCTGACGGCTCGGGGCAGGGGATGCGTGTATCACTAGACACTAAGCGGTCTATCTATGCGCAACTCCTGCCCTACTTGGGCTGGGCAGTATGAGCGAGGCTGGTGCAGCTAAGGCAGAGTTGGCTCTGACTCTTCAAGGGGCAGGGCTGGATGTCTATGACTACATTCCTGAGCGAGTGACTCCACCAGTTGTTGTCATTCGCCCTGGCACGCCGTACATCGCGCCCGGTTCGGTCGGTTCGGTTTATGACCTAAACCTCGAGCTAGTGATCATTGCAGGTTTTGCCACAAACGAAACCACAACCGATGACCTCGACGACCTAATCGAGCAGACACTAACCGCTATTCCATCAGACGCTGGAGTTGGAAGTGTCGCCCAGCCGTACTTGCTCGGCATGAACGGCAACGACTACCTGGCAACGACCATCAACGTTGACCTACAAATCTCTATCTAAGAAAGGTTCTGCACGTGGCTATCTCAACCAGAATCAAAGCATCGAACATCAAGTTCACCATCAACACCACTGACTACTCTTTTGACGCTGACTCGATTGAACTGGCTCTGGCTGACGCTCCTGGCGCACAGCAGACCTTTTCGGAAGTTCAGCCTCTACAGGAGTGGAAACTTAGCATCAACGGTATTGCTTCAGGAGACGCTGCAAGCCTTTACCAGTTGCTATTCGCTAACTACGGAACTCAGGTAGCGTTCAAGCTTGCTCCACAGGGCAACACGACCGCAACCACCAGCGCACCAATCTGGGAGGGCACTGTCTTGTTCGACACCTTGCCTCCTCTCTCTTTGGTCTCTGGCGAGATTATGCAGTTCTCGACTGAGTTGACCGTTGTGAACTCGGTACACACTCCGAGCGCAACTCCGCCTGTCTACTTTGGACTCACCAAGAAGACCAGCTAAAAATGGCACTCGCCGGTTCTACCGGTGGCAAGGTTGTCATCGACGGTCTTGGCTTGCTACAGAAGCAGGTCAAGGCCGTCGGCGGTGACACAAAAGACTTCGCCAAAGCAAACTACGCAGCGGCACAAACTTTGCGTCAAGCAGCGTTGCCATTGGTGCCAACGTATCGCGGTAACAAAGGCGAAAACGGCACTCTGTATCAGTACAAGTCGCCTGGCGAACTGAAAAGAAGTTTGCGAGCCTCGAGATCATCTCGATACGCCGAAGTCAAGATGGGCAATGCTCGAGTTTTGTATGCCAACCCGATTCACTGGGGCTGGCTTGAAGACAAAGAGTGGTTCATCAAAAAGAACATTCGCCCTAACCTGTTCTTGTATCGTGCACTTAATCAAAAAATGGACACAATCATGGCAGACTATAGGCTAGCGATGGATGAAATCATCAAAAAGAACGGACTAGCTAAGTGAACATTGACTTCAACACAATGACCCTGGCCGAGATTGAGCAGATTGAACTCATGACTGGCCGAAACATTGACTCGATCATGGATAACGACGCACCACGTGGTCGTGCCTTGAAAGCTATCATTTACGTTTTCAAAAAACGAACCGACCCTGACTTTACCCCCGACCAAGCTGGGGCAATGTCCCTAGGCGAAGCAACAGCGTTGTTCGCTGGTGATGACGACCCAAAAGAAAACTAAGAGAGGAGCAAGCCGAACGAATGGCTGCGTTTTGCCTGGCAACTCGAATGAGTCCAAGCGAATACCGGGCATTGACTAAAGAAGAGTACCTGGCATACGCCAAGTCTTTGAATGGTTCGGCTGACTGATTATGGCTGGCGAACTAAGCATCAAGTTTCTAGTCGATTCGGCTACTCTCAAAAAAGGGCTAAACAACTCTAAGAAGCAACTAAGTGGCTTTGAAAAAGCGACTAAGAAAATCACTGGCGGTATTGGCAAAGCCCTTGGCGGTTTTGGTATTGCTCTGGGTGCAAGTGCGCTGATTAGCGGACTAAAAGAAGCCACTAAAGCAGCAGCTGAGGATCTAAAGCAACAGAAGCTCTTGGCAGGGCAGTTGCAAAGAACTACTGGTGCTACAAAAGCCCAGGTCAAGGGTGCAGAGAGTTTTATTGACACGCTCTCGAAGCAGACTGGTGTCCTCGATGACGACTTGCGCCCTGCACTTGCTAACGCTGTTAGAGGCTCTGGAAGCCTTGCAAAGGGTCAAGAGTTACTAAGAATCGCTTTGGATGGTTCTGTGGCTTCAGGCAAGCCCCTAGACACCGTTCTGAACGCCCTAATCAAAGCCAACAACGGAAACAAGACAAGTCTTTACCGTTTAGCCCCTGAACTCAAAAAGACCAGCGGTAACATCGACGACTATGCCAAGTCGGTCAAGGGCGCAGCTGAAGCAGGCGCAGACCCGTTCGCGAAGTTCAATGTGGCCGTCGAGAACTTGCAAGAATCTTTTGGCGCAAAACTATTGCCATACGTCGAGAAGTTCGTTGGCTACTTGACTAAGACTGCAATCCCAGCAGTCGAAGACTTCATCGACCAAGCCAGCGACCCTAGCACCGATGTTGGTAAAACATTCCGAGAGATTGGCGACGCGGTCAAAGCCGTTTTCAACCAGGTAAAAGACTTCTTTGCGCTCTTC